AGATCCCGGCTTGTTGAATGGCAGACGCCAAAGAGGCATCCTGCTGAGCAGCTGCAAATCCGTACTGACGGTCAGCATCATTCATTAGCAGCCCAACGGATTGTCCCGTAGCACCTGTAGCCAAGATGGCACCCTTAGCACCGATAGACTTAGCTAAGAGGTTCTGCCGCTCAAACAAAGTCTTCTGTCGAGCTTCATTGAGCTTGACCTGCTCTGCAGTGAAGGAGGAGTTAGCTGCCTGATTGATGCTGGTAGCTTGCTTGTAATACTGATTAACTTGATTCTGTTGCGCCGCTATTTCTGCTTTATGGCGTTGGACTTGCTGATTTCGTTCAGCATAAGCCTGTTGCTGAGCCTGCCTACTGGCAAGCTCCTGCTGTTGGGTAGCCATTTGAACCTGCATATCTGCAGATTTTTGAGCTTGAACGATGCCCAGTGCCATGCTGGTCGCGCTCATTACCACACCAGTTGTTGCAGAAACAGCAGCTGCAGTCGCCGCTGTGGCGCCGAACATACCTTCTACTAAACACATAGTTTTACTATCTCTAAATATGAAAGGAACTGGGGGCCTAGATTACGTTGCTTGATAGCTCTAAAGCCTAGGTGCTTGAGGAGCTTTAGGTGGATAGTATTGCGCTGATCAACGATATTCCACAAGAGCTTATAGCCCTTAATAGAGTCAACCCAGGCCTTAGCCTCCCTTACGAAAGTCACAGGGTATTTCTGTACCTCTGGAGTACATAGCATCCAGATGATGCCTATATCGTCGGATTGGCGAGCGATGCCAGCAACGCCGGCTAACTTGCCATCCTTGCTAAAGAAAGAGATTGATGTCTCGCTAAAACCAAGACTGAGAGGGATAGCGAACCTAGAATGTCCTAAGCCCTCGACCTCTCTCAGATCTTCAGGTCTTAGGTTTCTAGCTAACTCGAAGCAATCAGCGTAGGTGGCTTTGCGGTAATAATGGGTCATCGAATAATGGAAACTCCACGGTTGTTGTAGTGACCAGACCATCCATAAGAACTCAGCGTTACAGGGAGCGGAGTAGATGCTTTGATCGTGATGTTTAGGTCCTTACCCAAGCAATAGGGATTGAGCACCGATCTGTTGGTCTCCTCAACTAGCGGGGAGTCTGCCAAAGCTGCATCAGCTGGGCTATTATCAAGATCAATGCTAATCTGGTCGTATCCTTTACGATTAACCGAAGCCGTAAGAAGACCAGTATAGAAAGTATCTATATAGACGGTTTCAACCACGGGGTTATTGATCTTGTCACTCCTATCCTGAGTTGTAACGTAAAAAGATGGAAGAGATACAAGCAGTTCATAGGTAACGCCAACATAGAAGTCGGCAGCAACCAAATCATTGGCAATCTCAACGTAGTAACCAGTACCATCTTGCAGAACTGTTGGGAGCTGAAAAGTACCAGCACTGGTTCCACTGGTAAAGATCACACAAGTTTGCAGTCCAGTTGCATATGAACCACTAGGTAGGTAGACCTTTGATTTAGAAGCTCCAGCAACTATGGTTGTCCTAGACTTCTGAAGGTAGAGATCCAACCTGGGGTCAAAGTACTTACCGTTCGCCAGGATAGGGCTTCCAACAGGATTATCCCTAAGCTCACTACGAACAAGTACCGGATTGCCATTAATCCTAAGAACAGCAAAAGCTGTGTCCTTATCAAAAGCGTGAAGCAGCACAGGACCTGGGTAGATCCATTTAGCCCACCCGGCCAGGTTACGCTCGTTCCCGGAGTTGAAGAAGCTAAACACATATAAGGAACTGGACTGATCGCCAAACAGAAACAGTGAGTTGTTAGGAGTAACAGAGGAGAACTTCATACCCGAGGGAAGGTATGTTGGTATAGCCCTGGTAATACTTGCAACCTGTGGTCGGTTATCCACTGATGTAACAGCCATCTCAAATACCTGAGTGGCTGTTTCGGTAGAAGATGGGAAAGCGATAGAGACGCCGGTATCAACTGGCAGTGCTACAGAGTTGTAGGGATAATTAGACAGCTCTGTAAGTTTGGCGTTAGCGGTAGAGAAGGAGGTTTCTGAACTGGAGAGAAGGAATTGAACATTCTCAGAGAACAGAACGAGTCCGGCTGAGGTGCCAACTGCTGCCATTAGGTTTGCCGGCTTGGTGGCAGAGGCGGCCAGATCCAGTGGATCAGCCTCGCTAACAGCAATAGCAGAGCCAGTAAAGAAGTTGAAGTAGTCACCAGGCTGGGTCATCACCACTGTGTCCTTAGACAGGACTCCAAACCGATTGGCAAAGAAGAACATGTTGGAGATGGTCTTCCCAACAAAACTTGGGACCGGGTTGGTAGTGTCATCGCCAACGTCCCTCTGAGCCCAGCTATTTGTTTCGCTAAATTCAGGGCTTAGGGGTCTGAGCTGAAAACCACCAGAAGACAATCGGATGAGAGCCTGAGGCATTGTGGCAGCGTTCAAGGCCACTGGGATACCAGGCTTAACAGTCTCCTCCCAGCTACCTGTTCCGGGAATACCAGCCGTATCCGCGATGAAGCGGACGTAGTAATCGTCGCCAGTAGCCTGGTCTAAATTGGATACTCTTAGGATGTAACCATCAACGCACTGAGGTGGAAGCCTGGAAATATCATTGACAGTACTCTTGATAGCATAGAGCGCCTTGTTGGTAACACCACCCCTAGTCGAAAGAGCAAAGTCCCTATTGTCGTTTCGCTTAATATGAATTACGTTACCAATACCCGTAGCAGTATATCTCGTAAGTGCGTTGATAGCGGTAACAAGATTCGTGACAACAGTACCTACGGTAAGCTGACCGGCACTTGTATCAACAGGGGTGGTCGTTACTGCACTGCCATCAGCAGCGTAGACGTAGAAGAAATCCTCTTCAGTTACGGTAACTACAAAGCTCTTGCCGCTAACAGTTACCGTGACAGTATCGCCTACACGCCAGTTCTCTCCCCCGTTAATGAGAGTAACAGAACAGCTATACCGAGACATGTACTTAGCAGTAGCCCCTGAACCCGTAAGGTAAGCCGCACACTGGTTTACAACCCGAAAGCCTAAACCTATACCACCTGTACCGCCAGAGAGGTTGGAGAAGGTCTGCGCTCCATTATTAGTACAAACACCTGCATCATCTACCTCATAAGATCCTGGGGAGATGGTTAAAGACTTGGCTCTATACTTCTTTACCTGAGCCGTGGCTCCATCATTGCTGAAGTCAATAGCATAGTTGGTATTATAGGAGATGGTATCCAAGACAACCAGGGCTTCATTGGAGCGCTTGGTGCTCTCATCTCCAGACATCGTAACTACCCTTTCGGAGTTAGCGATAAAGGTATAATCATTGATAGTGATAGCGTTAATACTATCTAGCGAAGTAGCCTGCAAATACTGCCTGGATTGATCACTTACGGTTACTGTACGCTCAGCACCATCAGCTGTGTCCCAGACCCGGACAATAACGTTGGTACCTGAGTTATAAAGGCACATCACATACCGCTCGGCAGAGTCCCTGAAGACAGGAATCCACCTTGCGGTTGAAGGGACATTATTAGCTAGCTGCGCTATGAATTTTGTAGGCGGACGCTTAGAGCAACCAAAGGTAGGATCCAGGTGGGCATTGATAGCTTCCCTGACCTGTCCAGGGAGTTTGATTGAGTCAGGTTGCTGGCTGACACCTCCCAGCAGATTAGGTATTTGTTGAGAGATTGCAGCCATATCAATAGCGAGAAATTACTTGAATTGGTGTATAGGTGCGGATAGGGTTTGTGCCATCAGAAGATTGGAAGAATGAATAGTCACCCTGTTGAGTTTCGTATTCCAGGAGTTCTGCCCTAGCCAGAGCTTCTTCTTGCTGCCCAAACCTGACTGCCTCAGATGAACCAACGACACGTCCTGCAAAAACGTTGGCAGCTCGGACAGTGATATAATTACGGACAGGCTGGGGTAGATCCTCGAAGTCAAAGAACCAAACCACATCAAGTTCTATCTCTCCAGTAAAGACATCTGTATGAGCGATCTTGTCGTAGAGCCGACCGTTACGGGTAACTAAGTCATGAAGACTGTTGGGATGAGAGTCATAGGAGATAACATTCTCAGGAACGAGAATATGACCATCAATATTAGGTAGTAGTGGGTAGGCGCGTTCTGTATTGAATGCCCAGCCTTCACCGAGAGCAGAGGTGGTAACCTCATTTAGAATACCCAAAGCAGTAGAGACCATTGGGTTAACAGACGACAGTGTGGTTACTGGAGCCTGACCAATATTGGAGAGAATAATGTTGACTGCTTGGAGCTTTGTGTACTTGTAGGTAGTAGCCATTTATTGTTAGGGGGAATGGGAGGCCCCAAAGGCCCCGAAGGGCCTAGGGCTAAATATCAGGCTTTAGCTTGAAGTGAACCAGCAACGCTGGTACGCAGGGAGCCAGCGCCCATAGCGAGCTTGCCCACAATCAGGTCGCCCTGATACTGGACATGGAAGTCGCCAGAGGTGGTCTCAATGCTGGGGCCGACAGCTTCAACTACGCCGGCAGCTTCACGATGGAAGATCAGACCAGCACAGGTAGCGTTAGCATCTGCATAGTCGTTGTTCTCACCAGTAACAGCGGTGTTATAGGCCGCCATGAAGGGGAGGTTGTTCGACTTGTAGATACGAATACCAGCAATAGAAACAAGGCCAGTGCCACTGTTCATATCACCTTGAGTATTCCCAATCTCGCGATTGAGGATATTCGTGTCCACAGAGGATACGAGACTGTAGTACTGCCGAGGAGACAGCACAGCCACGCGACCATCGCTAGGAGCATTACGCTCGTCCAGGACAGCAGCGGCCTCGAAGAAGCCGTCCACGATTGCCTGAGCGTTGAACTGGTTGCCAGCGCCGAGCTTAACCTCGAAGCCACCAGGCTCGCCGGTCACAACGGAAGCTTCGCGGGAAGCAATATCCAGGACGCGGAAGATGCGCTGGTCATAGTGCTTGGCAAGAGCCTCACCGATCTGCTTCGAGATCTCCGACCGGTTGGAGTATTGGGAAAGAACCTCATCGAGGTCATAGACAAACTGGCTGGAGATCAGCAGATCATCCATGAGGATGGTCTTTTCGTTTGCCTTAAGGGCGGTATCACCCAGGATTGGGGTACCAGGAGTGTGGTAGCCAGCCCCAAGGGTTCCGGTCAGCAGGAACTGCTTGCTCTTGCCACCACGGAGGGTGTAGGATCGGACAAGGCCTTTAGCGATAGAGGCTGCGTTGAACGCGGTGAACACTTCACCCGAGAACAGCTTAAGAGCGGTTGCGTACTTATCAGCGTAAGCGTTGGACTGACTGCCGTTTACGGCATTAGGCCGCGACAGGTTAGCAATGTTAGCCATTAGTCAAGAAGGAGAAAGATTGAATTGGTCGGTCTTCCGATCAAATCCATTTCAGTGAAAGTTATCCGTCGTAACGGGCTTCCTCCTACTAGTAGATTCTTATCTGTATAGACCTAGGTTATGAACCCTTGCAAGGTTTGCCGTTATTAAGCCACGGGCACGGGCAATAGAAAGGAGGTCCTACTCTGAGGTGCCTCCAATCCGTTTAGGTTTAACTGAGTCGCGTAATAGCAACTCTTCCAACACCAGAGCCAGTAAGCCCGATAAGATCAGCTGCTCGCTTACTAAGATCAATAGACCTGCCATAAGCATAAGGTCCTCGATCATTGACTCGCACAACAGCACAGCGCCTGAAGCAGACCTTAAGTCTGGTCCCGAACGGTAGTGTTCTGTGAGCAGCAGTTAGAGCATTCTGATTGAATCGTTCCCCATTAGCTGTTCGGTGACCGTGGAAACTAGGGCCGTACCAAGAGCTAATAATGGTCAGAGTTGTTAGAATTGGAATCATGTTAAATCAACAAAGGACTTGTATATGACTGCTACGGCAAGCCCCACCAACACGCGCAAGAAGGTGGGGAATAGATGGACTAATTAGAGAAGATCTTTACTACGTGAGAGCCTATCCTCAACATCAGCACGGAAGGCAGGATCTTGTTGATAGAGAGGATTAGCGATATCCCGTGCAAGCTCGGCCTGACTACGGTAAGGCTTGGGACCGCTATCCGCTTTACGACCAGAGACGAGTGGAGCCTCAAAGCCTTCGCTGTTTCGGTAACGGTTACTCAGGGCCTCTACGGCAAACTTAATAGCTGCAGGGTTACCGCTATTGGTAACAGAGTTATAGCTGTCAATCTCTGCTTGGTCGAGATTATCGACCGCCCAAGAGATCATCTCAGCGTAAGCTTCCTTGCCACCAACAGAGGCAACTACCTCAGCCACTTGGGATTCGGTAGTAGCCTGAACTTGGGCTTTCTGCTGGCCACTCTTGTAATACTCAATGTAGGCTGATACCAGCTCCTTGCTATCCAACTGAGTAAGCTGATCTACATCGGCTTCAGACAGGTCGCCATTCTTAGCATATTCCTGACCTAACCGATTCATAAGGGATACAGCTTCAGAGGTACTCTCCGCCTCGGAAGTGTCCTCTACGGGCTCTGAGTCGCCTTCCACCGGCTCCTCTTCGTCTTCTGCATCCTTGTTGCCTAGCTTCTTTTGTAGGGCCTCATAAGCCTTCAGCAAGTCTTCCTGTGACTTGAACTTACCACCAATAAGGGCAGCATCTTCCTGATCACGGGACTGCTGTTCCCAACGAGCATCCTGGTCCTGTTGAGCAATCTGGGCCAGCTTTTCACCCTGCTCAAGGGCTGTGGCTTCTGCTGACTGTTGGTTAATGGATATACCCTCAGAGGGGTCAAATACGGTAGTAGGCATATTAGTATTGAATGGTGGTTACACCGCCAAACGTTGGACGGATTGGATTTGAGTCTTTGGCATACTTACCAGCAGTAGGCTGCGAGGTGCCAGAGACCTTGGGTTTAATGGTGTAGTCAATCTCTTTAGGAAGACCTTCTGCTACTTCTGTAGGCACCCAAGCTTCGTTAAGTTGAGGGGTATCTGGGTTTTCACCTTGGTACTTACCGTCAGGCTTCCGGGCTCGGCTGCGTCCCTGGCTCTGGGGCTGCTGGTTGTTGTTGTAGGCCATTGATTAGTTGTTCTGCTAAGGGTGATTTGGCTAGTTGTCCTGCCTGGCTAGCAAGGGTTCCCATCATTTGCTGCTGCTGGGCTTGCTGTTGTTCTTGACCAAGCTGCTCCTCTGTCTTAACCAGCTCCAGGTAGTCAATACCGCTGGCAGCTGCTAGACGCTTAAGGAACTCTTGTGGATTGAGGTATTGCATCATTACCTCAGGACCCATCGATTGCCCGATGGTGGTGATGAACTCGATCAGAGCTGCGCGGTCTTGACCACGACCAATGCCATTGAGACCAGCCACAACAGTAGGCATCACGAGGCCCTTTGGTAGAGGCGGGATAGACTTACTACGTTGCAGTTGGCTGATCTTACGAAGTAGGTACGGATATAATAGTTCGGTAGTTAGGTTCCCGAAGATTCCACCGAGTTGCTCGTTTAGTTCCTGTTGGACGGCTTGGACTTCGCTCGCTGTTGTGCGTTCCGATTGACGTACTTGAAGGACAAGGAAGGCATCTGATAGGCGTTGCGTCAGAGATTGGATCATCTCCTGCACCGTCCTGAAGTCAGCTGTCTTACCAACCTGAACAACGCCTACATCATCAGGGCGGCCCTGGATAATTGCTCCGTTCTGAGCCTTTGCCAGTGATTGTGGCTTAGTAGTAGCGGATGGGGATACCAGGAAGACTACCTTAGCTGCAGCTGCTGATCCTTCGACCATACATTGCATGAGGCCTTCTAGACTCTTGAGATCTCCAATAAACTCTTCAACGCGACCACGACCGTAACTTTCGCCATCCACGACGTTCCAGCGCAAGACAAGCCAAGGACTAGTCCTTATAGGAGCCTGAGAGCGAGATCCTGAGATCTCCTTACCATCGCACTCCTGATACCACTTATGTTGACCATCTTCCAACTTAACGTAGGTGTAGACAATCGCATCCGTGGAACGGCCTTTATTGCCGGCAGAGGCCACACCAAACTTAGGGCCGTCTTCCCCTGGGGAGTTAACGTCATTACCTGCGCTGGTTACCTGGAACTCTTTAGGTAGGAGACTACGATCTACAATCTCCTTTGTAAGTATTTCAGTTACTGTGCCGTCGCCATCACGGCTAACGACATAGCGGTCTAGTGGGAACACTTTAAGGGCTTTCTTCCCGGCATACACAAGGGCATTACCAGTGACGACCAAGTGCTTCATGGCTGCGTGAAGCATCACACGATCGCTGGACTCTCCCAGCTGTTGCATGATGATCCTCTCGATCTTCGACAGAGACAGGTCAATCTCTGACCTAACCTTCGGGTCTTGAAGTTCGGGAGTATTCAGCTCGCCATCGTTGATCTGCAGCTTAAAAAAGCTGGTGTTGATTGGGAAGAGGCTCAGCATTAGCTTCGAGCTGAGCACGTTGACGCCCTTAGCCCCGACGGATTGCCAAGGAGTATGGAGAGGCCCACCTTCTGTATGCCCATTCTCGGTGAGGAGATAGGGCAGAGTCAGGTAGGCCGCTTCTCGGCCAATCCAGAGGAACTGTTCCCGGTCTGTAGTGAGGTATTGATACCTAGACAGGGCAGATTCTTTCATTTATCAGGTAGGGATAGAGAGGCCAGGGCCTACTTTCTTGGAAACTCCTCCACCGGCACCGGCCAAGGGAATAGCAAGAGCGCCAGTGCCTTGGGCGAGTTGCTGGATCTCACGGCGCTTGGAGTTTTTGGCTTTGACATTTCCTGATTCAGCATCCCTGACAATGGGAGTAGGAGCAGGAGGACCCATATCAGGAGAGATGGGAGCTGGAGCTGCAGGCGGAATAGGAGCTGGAGGCAAAGGAGCCGGCATTTCCGGCATATCGGGAGTGCTCATGCACATGGGTTTAATCCTCAATAGTTGATTTAATAAACTCGACGACAGACCGCTGTCCAGCTAAGAACATAATCTTGGCCAAGTCGTCATCTGGTTTTGGGTTATAAAGTGGAAACGCGCCATCGAGTTGTTCGACTAGCTTGGCGATTGGTGCATCACCAGCGAACACATCAGATGGGGTAAGGGCGTCAGCCATATGCGGGTAAATTGACATTACTGGCCTCAAAGAACGCAGGCATCCGTGCTCGCTGCGTATCGGCTAGACCCTCGGCTTTGCCATTTGCATATAGCGAATCCGATTGCTTTAGCCAGAACTCCTTATCGAGCCACTTGTTCTCTACGTTTGATTTAAGAGGTTCCATCACCCAGGCCACTGTGGCCCTACGGAGACGGTTAAGGTTTTGGGTATTCTTCAGACCAAGGTCATGGCAGACCATGCCGTGGAGGGCAACGTGGGTCTGTTCATCCCGCGAGATATCCGCTGCCAGGGTCCTAATCCCCACATCCCCGTTGAAACGGAAGAAGGGAAGCAGAACGAAGAAGACGGATCTTTCAAGGATCGAAGCCTTAAGCAGGGGATGTTCTGGGGCTGCCAGCCATGTGGCCTTGATCTTCTCAGCCTCCCGTTCAGATTTGCTGTCGCTGCCATGAGCAGCAACAACGTAATTAAGACCAAGGTCGTGTTTGTCTTCATCCAGTTGGTTTGACATCAGAGCCTCAGCCACCCCCGGAATCGGGGGCAGCTCCTTCTCAAGTCCTTGCTGCAGGAAGTCCTTAACAGGAATCTCAAGACAGCGCAGGGATAGGGCTCGATACAGGGCCTCTTCCGACCCACCTACCAGGGTGCCTTTATCGACAGCCACTGGGGTCCACTTTCGTTTACGTGCAACAATTTCTAGATACTTTGACATTACTCAGCGCAAGATACACAGTATTCATCGTCCTCTTCAAATGCGAAGATGTCTTTATATTCATCGTCCAGGATCGATGACACATCATCCTTGCGGAGGGTGTCAGGCATCACCTGGAGCGAATAGTAGAGAGATGTTTGTGGCGACTTAAGCCACTCCTCTACAAAGGAATCGTCGTAAGTGACGACATCGGACCAACTGTTAAAGCTGTATCCATGCAGCAGACCAGTGCGATCAAGCATCCGAACAATGCCATCAGCCACTGACTTGTAGGCTTCCCACCCGACCTCTGCAGCGATCTCTACGTTTCCATAGTCAAAGCTCTCCACCCCAAACGTCCCGCTATCGCGGTCAACGTGGCGGGATATAGGAGGAGCAATCTCTGGGCAGGTAGTAAACCCATCCAGATCCTTGTAGCGGTAGCTGCAGGAGGCCGTAGGAGCAATGGCAAAGGCCCGCTCCATACCAGCCACCCTGGCCACCTGAGCAGCGGCTTGGATGCCACGCTCAAACTCATTAGCCAAGACAAGGGCTGGGGTGCGCTCGTAGGGAACGCCTGAGTTGATGATTCCTAGAGCCTCACCAAACACTTCATAGGAGACTCCGTGC